TAACCAGGGTCATCTTCGGATGGTACACGACCATCTCACATGCCACGTCATCTGCGGTCACGTTGAACGCAACGCCCAGTGGGTGGTTAGTGATAGCAGCGGTTGGGAAGCGCGCGGATTCAACGATGCGAACACCATTAATCATACCGACGCGACGTGCTGCGAAGTTCGCATTGCCCGCGGAGTAGTCCACGTTCACCAGCTTCTCGGAGTCCAGCAGGATACCGAACACACGTGGGGATACCACGGTGACGAACTCGGTCAGAGAGCCACCCAGGTCACGGCGAACCATTTCCTCGATACCCTGACGGTGTGCGTCGATGATGTTAGCAGCGAACACTTCACGGTCTGCGTTGTACGCAGCGGTGTATTCCTTACCATCAAAGAATGCTGGCTTCAGGTCTTCCGGAGCAACCCAAGAACGCGCCTTGATAATCTGAATCAGGTGCGCCTGGTCGAACAGACGGGCGTGCTGAGAACCGTGCTGTTGACCAATCTCAGCCCAGCGGTCTGGAGAGGTCCAGTCATCCTGCCAATCCATAACAGTACTTGCGTACGTTACGGTATCAACAGTGATAACCAGCTTATCGTTCTTCACGGATTCACGGACAAGTGCTTCCCCGGACTTACGACCACGAATACTCACGGTATTCATACGGTCGATACGCGCCTGGTTCGAGCGGTCTTGCACGGAAATGTAGGTGCTGTTAGCACGGAAGAAGGAGTTGTACAGGAAACCTGAATCAACGTCACCTTCGAAAATCTCCAGATGGATGTCTACATCGGAGTTCTGACCAGCCCAGTGGACGCGGGTAAGGTCTGCTTTGTACGGAGTATCCGCCATATTTTACTTCTCCTTATTTACCAGTTTGTTTGCCGAGTCGGCGCAAATCCATCAGGCGAGCCATGTCATCATGATACGTCTTAGATAACGGGTTCAGCGCATGCCGAGCATCGTGGAATTCTTGTGCAGTTAAACCCTGTCCTGGTACGACACCAGCAGCGGCTAACTGTCGGGAACCCTCTTTCTCCACAAGAGCACCTGATTGTTTACCAAACTCAGCAATTAAAGAGGCAGCCTCACGCACTGCTTCCGGGTCGCCAGAGTCCAGCATATTCTTAACTACAGCCCGCATGGCAGGTTTAGCATGCTCTTTGAAGAGCGCTGAACAAGCCTCGAACTGCTCCTTCCCACCCGCCGCTGTATACACAGAGTCGAGTAAAGCCTGTTGAGCCTGAGTATCCGCTTCGAACACGGCCTCAGCCAGGGCAATAGCCTGGTCAGCCTTGTCACCGTAGCGAGACTTCAGGAACTCTTTATCAATGTACTTAGCGTCACCGGCTTCATAAGCGGCTTCCATCGCCTTCGTGATATCCTCTTCCGAGGTACCAGTTACGGAGACGAATGTGCTTACCGCGATATCCAGTGCCTTGTTACCAGTACTGCGAATAGTTGCAGCAGACTCATCCGCCGCGCCATCCTCTGGCCCCACCTTATCCGTAGCAGCAGCGCGCTCCTGTGCGGCAGCATCAACCACATCACCAGCTTCTTTAGCACGCCCTTGGCGTACCAGTTCCAGAATCTGGTCTAGCTTACTACCCTGTGGGTCATCCAGTTTATCCTGTGGTAATGGTGGCACTACCTTAGCGGAAGTGTTTGTATCACCAAAGGCATTCTCTCCGCCTTGTACTGGGGGCAATGCACCTGGGATTTCTGTATCAGCCATGTCTTAAAGTCCTTGTTGAATTGTATCTGCTACATTAGCGAGGTCTGGGGTTGCTTGCGGGGTAATAGGCTGCTGCTGTTCTTGTAACTGCTGCAACTGTTCCTCCGTGCGGTAGATGTCTTTCGTATTAATACCGAAGCCGTTGAACACCATATCGGCAACCTTCTCTGGGTCTACGCGGGGCATCTGCTGGAATACCGGCAGTACCTGTGCCAGGATATTGGCAGCCTGTAGTAGTTTGGTTACGTCGATACTGCGGTTCAATGCAGCTACACCAGTCAACACACTGAGCGTTAGGCCGTTAGCCAGCAACTCGTTGATGAAGGATTGGTTAACCTCCCAGCACAGGATATGCGCTAGTGGAATATGCATTGTATCTGCAATCACGGAGTACACACCACCAAGAGCAGACTCAGCCTCTTCGGCGTTCTGTCTAATCTCTTCGGCTGTAACACGCTCAGCGTCTCGTTGGTTCTGGATGTACATGAATGCTGGGGCAAGACGGGCTGCAATAGCCTGTGTCTCGTTCATCAAGGTTTGAATCTTGTTGTAGTCCCCTGCCTCGTACGCCTGTACCAATGTTGGATTACCGCTTACCCATGCGCCGGATTCTTCTTCCGCCATACTATCCACGTCCACCTGTGAACCAGGTGCGGCCATGTGCAGTACTCGGCAAGACTCAATCTCGTACAGAGCCAAGGCTTCTGAGAGTGACGACAATTTCGCTAGGTCCCCTGCGTAATCTTCCACAAGGCCACGTCCGTATGTCTCTCCAGTTACCAGGTTCCATACCGCTGGGATGTACGGGCAGATAGCTTCCGGATACACCTCACGGTTATCCAGCATGATACCGCCTTCCAACTGCTGCGTTACGATAAACACATCACCGATGGTACGACGCTCGCGTTTAATACGCGTGTACAGGCAGATACCATCATCACCCTTACGCCCACGGAATGCACCTCGAACTTCCAATGGAAGCTCAGAGATAATCGTGCGTTCCTTCAGGATGATATCATGCACCTTACCCGACCCATCGCGAAGCATGCTGTACTGTCGCAGACTGAACGCGTTCATGTTCCCCGTGGTCGAGTCACGGTACAGCAGAACGTTCCCTGTGATAATCAGCAGCTTCATAGCGTGCACAAGCTGGTGGTACGAACTCTTCAGGAAGATACGGCGGAATGCTGTATTCTCCAACTCAGAGAGTCCATTAGCTAAGTCGGCAGACTCCGCACCCATAGCCTCGGCTAGCTGCGCAGCGTCCCCCGTACTGTCAATACGAAAGAACGGCTGGCTCGCAGGGAATAGAATCCGAGCAAGCTTAGCCGCTAGTGTGTTCACGTACACTGCACCAACACTCTGGTAATCACGCCGGACCTGAATACGTTTACCATCTCGCAAGTCAGGGTCAGCGAACACCGTTGGCAGTGTCCAATGCGCATAGTCCTCAGTCTTGAGTACCGCGCTATCGTCCCTATACTTGGTATAGAGGTTCTCATACATCAGGCCACCGTACATAGTTAAATCCCCAGTGTGCTTGAAATGGTTCCGGCACGACGTTTCTTCGTATCGGACATAGTGGCAGCGTCAGCGGCAGAGCCACCGGCTTCCACGTTCACAATGTTATCTGTTCCCTGAGCACCAATTGTGTTGGCGTTCAGTTGTGCGTTCAGTGTTTGTTGGTTCAGTTCAGCCTGACGTTGGCGTGCTTTCTCAGCCTCGGCCTTAGCACCTTGGATATCAGTACCCAGGTACTTATCATAGATACCAGACGTAATCTTGTACGTACCGGTAAGCTTCTCTAAGCCTACAACCTTCTTCAGAACCTTATTAAATACTTTACTCATTAATCCTCCAGTATCTAGTACTTAGAGTATAGAAATCTCTTCTGTGAGTAGTACTATACCAAGTACACTCTCCTTCCCTTACAAGTGACATTCTAAACTCGCGTAGTAGTTTTCTCACTACAGCTATGGAATCTTGACTGGGCAGAACTACAAAATCAGCCACATGTCTACCGACCCCTCCAAAGTGCACATCGTACATTATATCTGACACAGTGATAGCACCCACAGGGGCATCCCCATCGAAGCACACGTAAATACCGTACTCCGAAGAGTTCAGTGCAACGCGTTCCAGATACGTTCTCTTGTCGAATTCTAATCGAGGGTACGGGTGCGTATCGTACATCCCCGATGCAATGTCCAGTAGGTAATCTATGTTACCCTCAGGAAAGAATCTCACGCTGTACATACCGCACCTCTACCTTTGCATCTCGTCTAATCTGCTCCAGCACGGAACGTTGTCCCGCCCGGTACTGAAGCTCCGCGAAGCCCTGGCCGGGGCCATTAAACTCCGGGAACATACGCTCAAGATACTGAACCTGCTCCGCAGAGAAACGCGGGTGTGTATTTACCGGTTTACTCATCGCACTTCACCTCTAA